CGTGGTAATGCGTCTTCGTCGCGTACCTGGTATCGAAGCGCGCGTCGGTGTAGTACAGGTTGGTGTTCTCCGGCACCAGCTCCGTGGTCAACACTACGTTGCCATCATCCGGCGCTTCATCGTTGACGAACCTGACGTAGTCGGTGAGGTCGGGGATAGTCGGTTGGTTGGCGAACTCGTAGCCGGTGCGACCGCTGTTGACGGCAAGCACTTGGCCAGCGGTACCGATGCCGGCAGGCGTATCAGCTAGGTTGTCCACCGTTGCCAGTGCTATCCTAGCATCAGCGCGCGCGTCAGTGAAGTACAGGTTGGTGCCTTCAGGTAATTCGCTTGTAGTTAGGTTGACATCGCCTTCGCGGTCACCTGTCTCGCTGTTGATGCTGCGCACCAGGTCGAGAGGCGCGTCGGTGCCAGCGCTGAAAGCGGCAGATAAGCGTGCACTGCGCTCTGTTGCATCGCTGTCGAGCGACTCGCCGAAGTAAGCTAAGAACAGAAGCAAATCGTTGGAGCCTACATAGCCGTCTTGATTGAAGTCGCCAATGAGTCCGTTGGGAAAGTCGCTAGACGTAACGCCGAAGCCGTCGGCTAACTGCAACGCTATCTGCTCCAGTATGCCGGTAGTATCTAGCGTGTCCAGCGTCAGGTTTAGCGTGGCCTCGCTGCCGTCAAAAGCCAGCGTGCCGTTGGGTACTATGATTGTGCTGGCGGTGTCGCTTGGTGTGCCGTCAACTTCCTTGACTGTCAGCGAGCCGCCGCCGCTGGTGATCGTGGCGGTGTTGCCGTCAATGGTCACCGTGCCGTTGCTGAACACCAGCTTGTTGGCTTTGCCTGTAGGTGAGCCGTCTACTTCTTCAATGGTGATGCTGTTGCTTGGCGCTAGGCTGTAGCTGATGGCTTGACCTGTGCGCTGAATGCGGATGTTGTAGGTGTGTTCCAGAATGTAAACGCGCTGGTCTACGTCAAACTCAATGTCAGAGCTATCAAAGTCAATACTTTGAACAGCTACGGTGTTACCTGCTGGGCCGATGTCACCGCCCTGGCGATCAAGCGCTGAGCGCACAGCTATACCCAGGTCCATGCATTGCGCATAGTCGGGGCTAATCATATACAGCTCAGCGCGTGCCGTGTCTAGATCAGAGCTACCTGACTTGGTGCCGCTGGGAGTGGTGTCGGTTACTGTGTAAGCAACAAAAGGCGCGTCAGCATCTTGCTGTCCTATCTCAGGGTAGATGCGGTCCGCACAGATAGCGCCTACTTCAGCGCTGTCTTTCAGTAGGTAGTAAATCGCTTTGCCGGTTTCCATTATTGCTTATATTTACAGCGGATCATTTGGGGAAAGGGGGTGAACGCTAACGAGCGGGAGCCCCTTTTTTTTTGGTCACAGTTTCTTGATCCACTTATTATAAATGCGACGATAGCCTACTAGTTGAATGCGTCGCATGCGTGGTTCTATCTTTCGAAGCGTCGGGCGAATCTTGTTGTAAAACTTTGAGCCCGTGCTACGGTTACGTCCACCAGTGTGGCCGCCCTCAACGATGCCAGCAAAATAGCCGTTGTACCTGTCGCTAAACTTGGCACCTCCACGCGGGCCAACTTGCACGTTTATCTTACTGCCTTTGCTGTTCCAGGTTCTTATGCTTCGGCGTAGCGTTCCCGCTGGGATGGTGCGGTCAATTACTCCTGGGCCGCTATCGCGTCCCTTGTTGCGGCGCTTGTACAACACGAATTTTGTGCCTTGCTGTGGCAACCCCTTTTTTATAACCTTAGCAGCTACGCGACCAATCCTGTGGTTTTCTTCGCGCAGCTCTTTGTACATGTCTTTTGGAAAGTCGCCCAGCTTAGCGAGCTTTTTTTCAAACTCACTCCAGCCCTGGATTGTCGTTTTAGGCGAGACGCTTTTTACTGAGCCGCCTTTTCCGCTTAAGTACTCTCGTAATCTAACGCCCATCAGTTCCCTTCTCTTTGCAGAATATGCGCAAGCCGTCGCGCCTGCCTATTTCTTCAAAGCCCAAAATCTCATAATCACGAGCTTCAAAAATGATGCTGTCAGCTTGATCAATGGTTAAGCCGCCAGCGTCGTTAGTTGGGTTCGGGTGCCTAACGATGAAAGTGACGTCGCGCTGCGGGAATACCTGGTAAGCTTTCACGCTCTCGCTTGCGCTACCGGAGTAGATAACTTCAGCCCACATGTCAGAATCTGTAACGCTGCCAGCTGTCGGTTGCCCATAGTCGTCTTGCGCTAGCGTTTCCTGCCTGAGCGTTATAGCTCTATCTCTTCTGCCTGCGTTCTTCATGGCTGGTGCATAATGCGGTGAGAGTTAAGTAGCGCATCAGTGCCCAGCTTGACGCGGGTTGTGATTGTGCCAACTACCTCATCAGTGCGCATATCGTAAAGGTGCCCAACGATCAGCTTGATAGCGCTAATAATGGGAGCGGGAATATCTGCGGGAGCGTATCCAGCTGTAAACTCTACGCGGATAGGCGTTAAGTTGTAATCCTGCAGCGAAGGCACATCGCGAAAGTTTATCTGTCCTGGTTGCCTTGCTGTATCGCTGTAAACTTTAGAGCTGCTAAACGTTTGCTCACTGCCAGAGCTATCGTCATATTTAACATCACCCACAGCGGAAAGCGGACCCACTGGAAACGTAGCGTAGCGCCAGTCTCGAAGGTATCCCGTGGCAGAATACGAGCCCAGCAAAACGTTGCAGTAGTTTTCAACGTAGCTGATAGCCGCAAGCCTTGCAGCTTCAATTAAACTGTCCTCAAGTGCATGAGTAACACGCAGATGCTTCTTTAACTCTGCTGTTGAAATAATCTGCTCAGGCAGTGCTGTACCGCTCACGTCAGTCTGTAAAGCTCCTATTGTGACTTGCATAGCATAAAAATAAGGAAGCCCGGCACAGTGGCCAGGCTTCCCAGTTCAGTACGATTACGCTATTATTCGTTGTCGTGGAATGTGTAAGCGGCAGCGCCGTGCAAAACAGCAGCGTCAGCGTACTTGTGAACGCTGATACGCACCTGGTGGTTGATGTCCAAGCTGTAAGGGTTAACGACAATGTCGATACCGCCAAACAAACCAAGAGCTGCAGCCATATTGAAGTCCGCCATAATCAACGAGCCCTCGCCTGCCAAGTTAGCTGGCAGCAAGTCAGTCACGAAGTAGGGATAACCCATCGCCGCGAAGTTGCCGGCAGAACTGCGGTCAATAGCAGCGTTGACACTGGCAACAATAGCATCATCAGATAATAGACTATGCGCAACGGCGTCAGCAATAACGCGAACGTTTGACAAGTCAACACCGGCAGCAATCAAAGCAGCTTCGCCAGCGATCATATTCGCTGCACTTACAGGCGTAGCGTTATCACCGTCACCAGCGCCAATGATGGTGTCAAAAACAGCTTTGTCAATCTGACGGTTGAGCTGGGTTACCATGTCCTGCGTGATCAGCTGCTCTACAGCTGGACCGCCTTGCAACATCAGTTGCTCGGTGACAGTAACATAAGCGCCGTAACGCTGTGGGCTCAAAGTAGCTGAACCGATAGTGCTGTTGGCGTCAGCCGCAAACGCCGCGCCTTCAGCAGGTGCTGTAATTGTTGCGGCTGTTGTAACGATTGGCAGCTTAGTGTCGCCAGTCAAGCCATTCAATACACGTCCACCCATGCGCTCGAACTGAGTAGGAGCAGCAAGAGCAGCGATACCTGAAGCGACGTTAGTAGGAACAAAGCCAGGAGCGTTAGCCAAAGCTGAACCAGCACCAAACTCACCAGCGTCACCCAAAGCACGGAAAGCTGAAGCGGGAATGCTAAGCTGTCCCTTCATGTTTACATTGGATCCGCGCACCTCGCGCAAAGCCTCAGCGGTAAACTCAGCAGCTACACCAGTCACGCGCTTGCCTTGCGACAGGTCACGAATAGCACCAGCCAAATCAAAGCGGTTGCTCATGGTGCGCATCTCTTTCTGGGCGCTGCGGCTAGATTCACCAGCAAGCACAGCGCTCTTGGCAATCTCTTGATCTTCGCGCTTGACCTTCAACTGTCGGTCGGTGTTGCGAATCTCTTTGGCAAGTCGCTCCATCTCAGCGATGTCGCTATCATTAAGCTCGCGCTCTTCAAGTTCTGCAGCTTTTTTTACGTCTTCACGCTGCTCAACGTACTGCTGGCGCAAAGCCTGCAAATCTTTAATTGGCAAGTCCATTTTCTAAATGCTTTAAGCAAATATAACTACTCTAAATTAGTTCTCTTGCGGCTACAACGCTGATGCTCATCATAGATAGAGTGAGCCACCTCGCGAATATCGCGCCGCAACTTGTCCCAGCGTTTACTGAAATCCTCTTCACTGAATTCATCAGCTTCGTCAAGGCTTACGCTGTAGCTATTTAAAAGCTCCAGGCAATCAGCTTGCAGTATCGTCAAGCTCCTGATCAGTTCCCTTTTTGCGTGCATGCACTTCCGTTGCCTCGTATGCTGGATACGTTACAGGCGAAACGTCTAAGAGCCTGCCGACTTTACGAATCACTCTAACGCCATTGTCGTCAATGTCTTGCTCTTCGATAGTGAAGCCAAAACTGCTCTGTGTGATTAAGCCATCTTGCACCATGCGGTACAGATCGCGACCAGCTTGCGTGTCCACTATCTCAGCGCGGTACAATAAACCTTTCTCATCGTCGTCAAGCTTTAGCGTTCCGTTCTTGGTTCTAGCTAGTGGCGCACCGTCGTGATTAAGCAACAGCCTGACGTCATCTTCTAGCCGCCCAGCAAAAGCACCGGGCGCAATCATTTCACGAAAGCTACCCAAGTCAGTAGTTTCGTTGTACAAAGCCGCATAGCCTTCGAGCACCATTGGCTTGCCAGCTGTGCGCACTTCAGCGTTGCGGTACATAACGCCCTTGCTTTCAGCGGCTTGCTTGCGCTGTTCGTTTCTGCCGCTAAGGTGTTCGCGGATTTGACGAATGCGCTCCTGCGGTGTGCCGCAAAGGTTGTTGTAAGCAATCTCTAAAGCGTGCGCTGTACTGCGTTGCTTCGGCTTAGTCCTGTTGTGAGCTTTGCTGATGTTCTTCAAAGCTCGACGCACTGCGCCCATAATATTATTGTCGCTCATTTTCTTACTCTGTGGTAGTGTTGTCGCTGGCAATCTTATCGCTGTAGTCAGTGATGCGGTCCAGCGCAATCTGATTGACTTGCACTAAATGAACGTCGCCGTTCTCAGCTGGGTTTAGTTCTTCGTGAGCACGCACCTCGTTGATTGTCATGACGCCATTCTGTAGCATCTGAGTGAAAAACGCAGAACGCGCAGCCATATCGCCTCGGAACAAGTCATTCAGCTCAAACTTAAAATAGTGCGTGCCTTGCTCGAAACCTGTAAGCAATTTCTTGTTTAACTCCTGCTCAATGCGCTTAGCCCAGGGCAACACAGTGTGCCGCGCAAACATCAGGTTTTGCTGCTCTACGTTGTTGTAAGTCGTTTGGCTTTCGAGCTGTACCAGCGCTGGCGGCACTGAAAAAATGCGGCACACCTCCTCTGCCTGAAACTTGCGCGTCTCGATAAACTGGGCCTCCTCCGGAGGGATGCCGATGCGCTGGTATTTAAAACCAAAGGGCAGAAGCTTGGTGCCTGCGTTGCTGCTACTAGCGTTCCAGCTCTGCTGTACAACTTCAATCTGTTCATTTTTCAGCGGTTGCTCACTACTCAACACGCCAGTCATCTGGCCACCGTTAGCAAAGTACTGTGAGCCATAGTCTTGAGCGCTGCGCGCAAGCCCTAAGTTTTCGCGGTGTAGCTGTATCGGGCTCATGCCGTACAGGTTGCTGATCTCTAGCATGTCATCACCAGCGACAACGTTGCCGTCATGCAGCTTAAACATTAGCGTGCCGCCTACCTCAGTGCGCTGCACCATTTGACTGGGCACTGATTGCAAGCTAATCATCTTGCCGCCCTGGTCGCGTTGTATGATTGCGTAACCAGCACCGCGCAGAAGCGCGTCAGCTACTATGGTCTCCCAAAAAATGAACGGGGTAACTTCGCTATTGGGAGAGACAGCGACAGCGTTGTATGCTGGATGCGCTGTAAGCTTGGTGCGGTTGCGCCCTTCGGCTACGTACAAGCACAAGCTTAAGCTGCTAAGCGTAGAAGCAATCTTGTAAACGCAAGCGTAAACTGCGCTAATAGCTAGGGAGCTCTCTGGCGTTATGCTGGCGCCTGAGTGGGTCACTTGTCGCAAACCTACAGCGGCAGCAATATCACGTGGGCGATCAAGCCCGACGCGCATGCGCAACTGCTGCGCGAACTTTTGAATGCGATTTGCCATAATCAAAGATAAAAAAAGCAGGCCCGCCGTTGCGAGCCCGCTCCACCTTAACATGAAAACTACAAACTAACAATCTGAAGCACAACGGCTTCATCATCTGCGTTGTTAAAGTAGCAACCCAAAGCCATAATGCTGGCAACAATTCCATCTACTTTTTGGCTTTCACTGTTTTTACGTTTGCTGACTTTAATATTATCAGCGTCATCGCGCTGCAGTTGTACGCAACCTATCTGCCAACGCAAAACAGGATGAGCACCATGAATAATCTTCCCTTGACACATCAAGCGCTCGAGTTCCTTAGTGGGGTAGCTCATGGACGCGTAGCCCTGGCCAAACTTCTGGCAGTCGATGCCGGCAGCGATGAGGTCAGGGACGACCATTTCCGCATAGTATCTATCAAAAGCCAAGGCTTGAAGATCATACTGCTGATGCGCGGACAGAATGAAGTCACGCACCGCATCCATATCAGTGACGTTGCCTTCAGTAATCGTGACAAGGCCAGCAGTTTGGAAAGCGAAGTAATCAATGCTCCCGCTTTTCTCCTTGCTCTGCGCCTTCACACTGTTGCAGAAGTGGTGAGCTCGTAGGTAGTAGCAATCCTCTTCGTCGTCGCGCCAGATTAGAGCGACAGCGGTTAAATCTTTTACGCTCGCAAGGTCTAGCCCAGCGTAACACTTGAGGCGCTTTAGCTTCTCTTCTGGCACGCTGTCGGCGCCCCTCATAAATTCCTCGTCCGTTAGCCATGACGTTTCGCTACTTGTCCAAATATTCAAGTGCAAGCGCAGGAAAGTGTTTAGCTGTCGCGGGTTGCTTTCGCACTTGCGCACCTCTTGCTGAAAATAGGCAGCCTTGCAAATTGTGCCATAGCCTGGATTAGCCTTGCGCCAGGTAGCTTCTTCGCGCCAGTCGTCTTTCTTGTCAGCTGCGTAGATGACAGGCAAAAAAGTAGGGTCGTCTATCTCTTTTTTTTGGACGCGCTTAGCGTAGTCGTGCACTTCGTAGCAGATGCTATTGACGTCATGGCCTGCAGTTGTGATAGCAACAACCAGCGGTTGACGCCTTGCGCCTGTACTTGTAGTGAGTACATCCCACAGATCGCGGTTCGGTTGCGTGTGTAGCTCATCAAAGATGACAGCGGACGCGCTAAAGCCGTGCTTCGTGTTAGCCTCAGCGCTTATAGCTCTGTACCAGTTGTTTTTATACTCTAAGCTGTTCTGCTTAATCTTCACGTGCTTGCTTAGCACCTCGCTCTGTCGCACCATAGCTGCAGCGCATTCGAACACAATGCGCGCCTGGTTGCGATCGCCAGCAGCTGAGATGACTTCGGCGCCGTGCTCACCGTCTTTAAGTAAGTGGTAGAGCGCTAAGCATGCAGCGAGATTGCTCTTACCGTTCTTGCGTGGTAGCTCAATGTAGGCGGTGCGGTACTGCCGCAAGCCTTCAGCGTTGAGCGTACCGTAAAGCGGTTTTATTATTTGCTCTTTCTGCCATTGCTCCAGCAGAAACGGCTTGCCGCCAAGCTCGCCCTTCACATGGCTACAGTGTTTTTCAATGAAGCCAATAACGCTGTCGGCAGCATCAATCAAATTCAGAAGCGAATAGCGGGCTGAGCTGAAGCCCAAGCTCTTTTATGTATCGCAGCTTGCGATCACGCAGGCGGCCAAGCTCTTCGTATGCTGGGCGCTTCTTTTCAATGTGCTGCCCCTTGTCGCCAGTCGTTGCGTAGGTAATGCCGTTAGCCATCACGTCAGCTTGTAGCACCTCTTCTTCCATTATGATAAACGCCAGCGTGCCAATTAGATGCTTGCGGCGTAACGGAATGCTGCTAGTGTCTTGGCTGTCTTCTAGTAACAGCTTGTGCTTCAGTCGTTCGTGCTTGTCGTGATCCATGAGGTGTGAAGTTAAATGAACGGGGACTCATTCTAAAACAATGAAACCCCCCTCGCCCT